TTTGTCAAGAGTTTTTTTACACTCATATCTCACAAGCTCCTGCAACACAGGCTAGCTCTTGTGATGCGGTAGTCATGTCAATATTTTCCCAGTCAGACAACCTGCTCCAATCAATATTCTTTGGCATCTTCTTGACAAACTCTTTGTATTCTTCCTCGGTGCAATCTTGATAAGGTGCCTGTTGATACGTGTGCTCACTAAAGGGCAGGAAGGACACACCGCTCATATACTCAAAGTGTTTATATACCCACGCACCCACGTCAATCCATTCATGTTCCTTCACTGAGATAGTGACAGATGGTTTATGTTCACACCAATACTTTTGATATTGAAGCCATAGCTCCAACTGCTCGATGGCTGACATGTCGGTACGGAAGACCGCACTCCTCTCTACCTTCATTGGAAATGAGAAGACAGAGGTGTGATCAGGCTTCATAATATCATTCTCTACGGGGAAGCCATACTCTGTCATCATCTTTGTCAGCGGGTCTTTCTTATCTCCTCGTACTGTACGTATGTAGAAAGGATTGTGCCTTGCGTGGATACCAGATGCTGCATCAGTCAACTGGCTTACCGTACCTGATGGTTTAACACAGGTAACAGCAACAGACTGGGGGATGCCTATATTCTTTGCAAACTCTGCGTTTGTTCTTATCGCTTCATTTTTTAAATCCTGTAACAGGGCTGGCAATACATGTTTAGGAGCCTTGCCATTAGTATATTTACAATCCATTATACCTGTAAGGGAAACACCAAGCAGCCTCTCTTCCTCACAGTTCTTCTTCCATGTCTTGGAAATATACCGGAAGTTTGTAAGCGTTGATTGTAGTGTACCCAGAATAGCTGCAAGCCTGACCTTTTTCTTTAGAGTATCGGGGTTATCATCCGCCCTTACAACAACTTCAGATAGATTGCAGAACTCACGATCCCTTAGTATAATCTCTGAGCAAGGGTTAGTACCAAACTCCAGCCCTTCTGTCTGCCTTCGACCATTAGCAGCAGCCATCTTTATGGCAGACTCACGATTAAATATACCACGTTCACCTGACTTGGAATCATAGAGAGCTTTCCACTCATCCATAAAGATACCTATGTCTGGCTTCTCTGTGTAGCAAGCGGAGTTGTTAGCCAAGGCTCTCTGAGGATTGGCTTCCCACCACTGACCAGCCTTTGCATGGCGCATACGATCATCAGACAGGTTAGACAGGCTAATAAGGGCAGACCTACGCACACCACCCACTACTACAACCTCACCTATCTTGCATACAATGTCATGGCACTCTATGGAGTTAAGCTTGCGTCCTGCTGCGTCTTGAAATACTTTAATACAAAACTCAAACAGCGACTCTAGGGGTTCTGGTCCCGACGCTCTACCACCAAATGTTTTGAGGGGCGCACCTGCTGGCCGCACCTTACTTAAATCCCACTTAGGTATCTGCCCTACATACAGCATACCAATAAGTTCTTTCAATGATTTCGCCCACCCCATCTTACTATCAGCAACAAGGATCGTAGAATCTGTATGGTGGAAATCTTCTGCTACTTCAGGTAGCTTGGAAACAAACTGACGCTCAACACTAAACCCTACACCAGTACCATTCATAAGTACGTAGAGTATCTCATCGAAAGATTGTACACGATCAATGGCAACATAAGAACAGTTATATCCTGCAATGTTCTCCCTCTTTAGGGCATCACCGGCTGACATAAGGCACCGCATAGAGGGCATTACCTGAAGGGACAGGACAGCCTCCTCCAATTCTTTTATAAGAGCATCCGATAGATTATAATCATGTAGTTCTTTTAGATGCTCTTTAAAGAAAGAGAAGTACCTCCCTATTGTTTCAGGCCAAGTTTCTCTCCTCTCTTTATCATATAGCCAACGAGAGTATCTTGATAGGTGAATAAATTCTTGGTAAAGAGTTGGCAGGTGGTTGTTTGGCATGGCTCCCTTTCTTATTTATAATATATTTCCAGTATTAATTGTGCATAGTGAATTACTTTACGTATGTCTTCTTCACCATCACCCTTGGTTCGGTGGCGTGTGATATACTTAACCACATTACCCTCAAGAAAATCAAGCCCATTAGAACATATGTATTCTACAGGCTGTATCTTACAATCTTTATAGTGGTTTCCTCCTATTTGTATGTCTAAAGCTTCTCCTTCTTTTATTGTTTCTACTTTCTCTCTATCTTCTCTCAGTCTTCTCAAGATATACTTATCTCTTGATTCACTATTTAGTTCTTGCTCGTCTTTGTAGTCTGGCATGGCAACTATTCATCCATTGTGTAAAATACTGTGTGAAAATACATGGGAAAACTGCATGTATAAAAAGTATTACCGACATAAAAGCACTTTCCATTGCAAATGTCAAGGCAAACCAAAAGTGTTCTACATAAGTCATACGTGTTTCTTTTAAATGCTCATTCATTCTTACCTCCTTTCCATATAAGGTTCAATTTATTTCTAGCCTCACCCGGATCATCTGAATTAATAACATAGGCTGCAAAATCCCTGACCAGTGAAGGTTTAAGACCAGCATTATCACAGATAAATTCAAAGTCCTGACTTGGTATACCTATTGACGCAAAGAACCAAGCCGCCGCCTGATCCCTAATAGATGTTATATTCGTAGTTTCATTCTCAACTTTAGGTTCAGTAACATCAAGTAACGCCTGATATATAACTGATAAGAATAAAAGATTCTCTGAGTTTGTAAACTCTTCTGATTGTAACTGTAGTATATTATTTAAATCTTGCAGGTTCATTCTTAAACTCTTGTACTGGCCTATAGAACTTACCACCCACATAATTATTATAATATGCTGGTTCATCTGTACCTTCCAAGGTAGATGATAAAACATTATACTTCATCTGATAATATAGTTCATAATATTTTAGGCTTCTTTTGTTTTTAAACTCTGAGATTATTTCAAACTTAAAGCTTCTCTTGCCGAGCTTCTCAATATCTTCCGATAATAAGTCAGAGGAACCCATGTAAATAATCCAGTTGGATTCTCTCTTTGTTGCCTTGGTGCCTTTCTTCCCCTTTACTGGATGCCAGTATTGCTTGCAACCTACATAAGCTCTGCCCGTCTTCTTGTTTGTAATGAGATAGACAAATCCAAAATGACTTTTAGGATCAGGCTTCTTGTGGTATTTCCAATGCATGTTTAATTAATTACTTCCTCAACATCAGGTGTCTTCGTAACCTGCACCAAGTGCCTGTTACCATTTGAATACTTGAACGTCCTAATGCCCTTGCCTTGGTTAGCATCAGACCAACACATACTCTTGTGTCTACAATAAACACAACCAATAGAAAGCTTATAGTTACCAGACTTACCATCAGGTATAGCATCATAACACCTATCAGGTACTCTGTCTCTACTAACAATGTCTTTAAGAAGCCTAATCCTTTTACCAGCATTAATCATCTCCATTGAATTAACTGGCGTCAAGCAAACCTTACCAGTAGATTTATCTATGACAAGGAAGGCTGCTTTATCTATACCATTGGCTTGAGCATAAGCAGATATCTGTGCTATATATCCAAAGGGATCGTCGTCTGCTAATGTATGTTTTGAAAACTTATCAAAGCTTCTACCAGAAGCAGACTTACAATCCACAAGAACCCCATCAATAATCGCATCCTGATGACCTATCACTCCTTCTACCGAGACCTCCTTCTGTTGCGCCTCTACTGTATGACCAGCTACGGATGCACAGAGTAATAAAAGTTCTTCAAGAATATATCCATATAGAAATTTAATACGTGTGCTTGGCGGTAGCTGCTCTTCTGTTGCTTCTGTATGAACATCATACCATATTTGCCTATCAGGTTTGCCTATACTGGACAATCTCAGAGAGCCGCTGTCTCTTGGTTTACTATACATAAACTCTTTGATATGAACTTTAACCATATCACCAAATTTATCTATAAGTTCATCTACTTCTTTCTCATCCCTCTCTATAGGAGTAAGATTAAAAAGCTCGTAGATATCTTCTACTAATGTTTCAATTTTTTTCATAATAAAATAGGGGTGTTACACCACCAAACTAAAATGCAACACCCCTACCTTCACCTAGTTACCAAAAGGAATATCGTCTGACATCTCAGCGGCTGCTTCATTAACATAGCCACCTTCAACAACATCAAATCCTTTATCCCCATACTCAACCAACTCAACTACCTGAACTGCTGCAAGATCAGCAGATACACCTGCCTTACCTGCATAGTTCCACTCAAAGGGAAGGGCCTTTACCGTTATCACACTACCGTTCCCAATAAGTTTCCTATCCCAAGCGTTATTTTGGGAATCCACTACCGAGGGTGCCTGACGTGGACCATTCTTACCCTGCACCTTACGCTTCAACGTGACAAACGCCCCACGCTCATCGTCTTTATTACGTATCTTTAAACCAGCCTCCTGAACCAGAGCTTTGGTATCTTCATCAAGGCAGAGATCGACTTGCCAAGCCGGTTCAAACGTACTGTTAGGCTCGATCACTGAGGCCCAATAGCATTTACCCGTTAGATATAAAGGTTGATTAACCATATTAAAAGTATCCTTTGTGTTTAGTGCCATACTATTATGGCTGTTGATATTGTGTTTGTCTACTACCACAACTCCATCAGTATACACTACCTGATTGAGGGTGTCAAGTAATTAATGTGTATCAGCCCATGTTTTTCCAACTTTATAATCACAGTCTAATTCACACTTCATCTTTAGTGTCTTTGTTGTCTGTGTCATTGCCTCCTTTGCTAGCCTACAAAATCTCTCTATATCAGGGATGGCTACCTCAAACTGATATTCATCGTGTATTGAGGCGACCAACCTGACATTTAGTTTAGCTTTAATAACCCGCTCCATGATGTGAACAAGCCATTGCTTACATACTATAGCACCAGCACCCTGAAGTAAAGTGTTTAATGCTGCATGTTCTGATCTAATGTGTAGTAGCCTACCATCTAGGGCCGGAACCGTACCCTTACTGGACCACATAGCCACTTCTCCTCTTAGACGTTTAAGTGCTGGTATGTTATTTAAGAACTTGGTTATTAATTGCTGTCCTTTCTTGGGACCACCGCCAATTATCTTACCAATCTTGGCTGCACCTGCACCATAGAGAAAGGCATAGATAAAAGTCTTGGCTTGATCTCTGGTCTGTAATCCTGCTGCTTGCTGATTGGCTGTGTGTACATCACCCGTCAATACGATGTTGGTATAGTCAGGGTCATCCATATAGTGTGCCAAGCATCTTAGCTCAAGGCCACTGGCATCCACACCTACCAAGCGATACTTAGATTCATCATCCACTGTCCATAGGCTCCGGCACTCTCTGCCATAAGGGCTATAGACAGCGGGAACTTGTGCCATATTAGGAACTGCATGTGCCATCCTTCCAGTTACAGTACGTAGTGTCATTACCTTACCACGCACACGGTTATCTTCTTCGCAAGCCATGATCCAAGACTTTATTAATCCAGTACGTTTTTGCAATAGGAAGTACCGATTAAACATCTTGGCTTCAGGCATATTAATCTTCGATAAGACTGCTTCATTGACAATGACATTACCCTTGTCAGTCATCTGCTTGGGCTTCCAGCCCTTTGCTTGCAACCTCTCAGCTATTTGCTGACGGCTTGCTATATTAAAAGGAATGTACTTAGTCTTGGTCTTTAATTCAACTATGGTTGGTTCAAAGTCTTCCTCTGCTTTACGTTCTAGCTCCTGTAATTCATCTTGCAACTGAGCCTGTAAGATCATACCCTCTTTTAATTTAAAAGCAAAGCCATTCCTTTGCTGCTTATCTACGATGGCTCTGACCTTGCACTCTAGCTCATAGGCTTTAGGTTTAAAAGCTTTGCCCTCCTTCTCTAGCTCCTGCGCTACAAGACGTGTCACTTCTGTATCACGTTTACAATACTCCAGCATCTCAGGAGTGTACTCTGTGAAGTCATGGAAGTCACCCTTCTCAAAGCCAAGGTGTTTGCCCCATGCTTCAAGAGAGTGACCACCATCCCTCATCGGATTGTAAAGCTGAGACTCAATAAGGGTGTCACGTATCTGACTCAGCTTTATATTACATCCAAGAAGACGATTCAGGACAGGAGCGTCGAAGCTAATACCATTATGCATTATAAAGGTATCTATTTGCATTCAAACTGTCTGTTTCAATATCAACTATAGCTGTAGTCATTATATTTTAATGAGACACGCATCCTCCACTAGAATGTGAAAGAATTTCTCACCCTCTCTGATGTTTCTATTAGACACTTCTTTTACTTCACAGTCAAATAAAATATTTGCATCAATATGCCATGCTTGTTTACAATCATTACGCCATACTATAAATGTAAACAAAGCATCAGGATATTGCTCTTTCCATTTAGTTAGCAAGCGGCTCTTACGATAGGGTATTCGTATCTCCCTCCAACTAGGATTCCAATCACCTTTCCAAGAATATTTTACCTCTACTTCATAGAGGTGGTGTGTGTCTTCTGTAGCTTTGCAGATAATATCAAAGTCTTTCCTCTCTGATGTATCTATTGTAGTGTAGTTCATATCTTTAATATATTTTAATGTGGCTTCTTTAGCAGCCTTATCAGCCACATCATATAAAGCTTTATCAAAAGGTTTGCGTTTGCCCATCGTACTCATTGTTCATTCTCCACAAAAGGGTTATCAATCTGTGTCATTCTACCAGTTTCTTTATCATAATGCAAGTAGCAAGCGATACCCGTGTCACCAGTGTACCTGTTCTTCAGGACACGTATGGTGGTGGTGTTGGCTGCTTGTTCATCCTCTGCTTGCTGGTTACGCTCCAATGCAATGACCGCATCAGACAGGTGTGCTATGCTTGCAGAGCCACGCAGGTGAGACAGAGACACCTCACGCCCATCCTCATGCCCACGATCACCACTTGGCCTTCGCAGGTGGCTCACCAGTAGCAAGCCTATGCCCGTCTCCTCAACCAAGGATCGTAGCTTGGTCATTAGAATATCAATTGACTTACGTTCATCACCATTATCTTCCTGACCTGATACCAAGATAGATAGATGGTCAAGGATAACCCACTTAGTCTCCAAGGCTTTAGCCATGTAGCGTACACGGCCTAAGATTTCATCGTTACTGATCGAACCAAAGTGATCAAAGGCAAAGAACCTTTTACTGCCTACGGTTTTCTCCTGCCACTCACGTAACTGTTCCTTGGTAAATTGATCACGTACCTCTTTGATATAGAGCCTAGCATTAGCCTCGACAGACATGATGTTGAATGTCGTGTTGCGTACACTCTCCTCCATTGCCAAGACACCAATGTTATCCTTGGTGTTCATCATAAGGTGATGCATTAGCTCACGCATGATACTTGACTTGCCCATACCAGCACCACTGGTGAACGTGACAAGCTCACCCGTCCTCATGCCATATGTCTTCTCATTTAAATTAGACCATGGATAGAGACACGTCTCACAATAATCTTCATCATAAAGACTATCACCCAGATCATGCAGGTTAATAATACCGGCAGGGGTGAAGGGCTTGGACGCCCACCAAGCATTAATAAAATCTTCTGACTTCATGCCCACCTTGAGGCACTCATTGGCATCCTTCAAATCAAGCTGCATGATCCTGCATTTATTAGGCTCAAAGATTTCGGCAACATCATTGGCTGCTTTCTTACCAGCCTTATCATTATCAAAACATAATACAATATTACCAAATTGATTCAGGTATTCAAACGATTGCTTGCAGTTTGATACTGCTGATGCCGCTCCATTCTTTAATGAAACGACAGGCCAGTGAGACCCCATTAGCTGATAGGCAGACATAGCATCCACCTCACCTTCGCAGATGGTAATGAACTTAGCCTTCTGAGTGAAGACGTTCTGACCAAACAGCCCTGCATCGCTCATGCTACCTTCGGACCAGAACTTTTTATTGGCAGTGTCACGCACCTTATTACAAATATGATTACCTTTACTATCATAATACTGGTATATGTGGTGCGTTGTCATGGACCCCTGTTTCTTTGTAAGGGTATTAAATTTCTTGGCAGTATCTTTTGTTATCTTGCGATCAGGAATATCATTATACTCAGCAAGTCTGCTAGGGCTAAGATTATTGAGTCGTGTTGGTTGTACTGTAGCCATGGTTGTTAATTCCTTTGAAGATTTACGGGACTTGCAACTGTAACAATAGGTGTGTCCATCAGGGTAGTGATGGTTGGCGTCAGACGATCCACACTCAGCGCATGGACCCTTCCACCCCTTTTCTTCTGGTTGCATTGGGCCTTCCTTTCGTAATTAAATATGTCTCAGAAGGTTTTACTCTTAACATATAACACAGTCCTACTCTATCGTCAAGCTCTCTTTGTGCTTCACGTTTGGTTCTATATCTTTGTACTACATTATCTTTATAAATTAAACTATACATCTTCAAAAGTTTCTTTCCAAAGATTACTTACAAAGTCTTCCTTGTCTTCCATAACTTCGTTGACCTCAATCTTGGCTAGCTTCCTTGCCTCCTTTATGTCATAGCCTTCCTCTCTGTACTGCTGGACAAAGCTTCTAAACAAATATGATCGGTCTCTCTGCCAGAAATTTTTACTCATCACGCAAGTCCTCTATAAATTGAAGGGCAGAGTCCAAGTCTGTAGGTTCATATCCGTTATCCAACATAGCATACCACAGATCACCGGGGTAGCCAAGAGATTTTCTCAGTGTCTCCTGTCTTTTTTTCCAGTGCGTGTAAAAATTAATTATCTCTGCTGTCATCCAGTTCAGCCCATAAATTACCTGCACCTTTTTCTTGACGTGCTATAGATAATTCCTTTCTTAATTGTTTAATGGTATTGTTTGCTTCCTTTAGTTGTATATTAAGTTTACCAATATTAGTATGTAACTTAAAGACAAGACCATTATATTCTTCAGTGAACTCTGTCAATTCTAATCTCTCCTTCTTCAGGGCTTGAATTTTCATTAATATCCAATGAACTTAAAAAGCTTACAGCCTCCCCTTCTGTGCTGAACTTCATTGGAAAACCTGTAGGTGTTGTCAGTAAATTAAAACAATCGAAGTCATCTACATCTCGGTGTGCTGCACTAATTATATTCTGAACTATTATAAACATGATATTAAAAGTTCCTTCCATTTACAAAGCTTTGAAAGTCTTTCTCTACATAGCTAATCTCTTTCTCTATAGCAGTCCTTGCACTGATTAAATATTTTAATTTCTCAGACAAGTCAAGAGAATTATAATCAGCAGTTGTTTCTAGGGTTGTATAAGTGCTTGAATTACTGGACTTTTTAATCTCTAAAAGATTAGACATTAGTTTTCCCCTCTCCGTTTAAGCCAAAGATATCTTCAATATTATCTGTAAAGATATCTAGCTGTGCGTCTACACCACCAACAATCTCCCTTTGTATATCATTGAGAGATTAGTGTCACGTCTAGCCTTAAACATGTGGTACTCACCGGCAGGTACGATAGCCACATCTTCAGTATATAGGATAGTAATATCAACTAAATTATAATCCTTCCATCGGTGTATCTCAAGCTCACCTTCCTCTACATAGAAAGCATTTATCTTTGATTGGTGTCGATGCTTGGAACAATAGCCACCAGCATTAATAAAGATACTATGTACTTCTAGTTGAGGACGTTGGATAAGGGGGATCGTTGTCCCCCATACCTTTCCTTCTATTATACTCATTCATCTACCTCATTACATTGTTCTTCAAGACCATTTAGAAAACCATTTATATCAGACAATTCAATATCTGTCAATTTATTTATTTCAAATCCAGAGTATACACACACATCCACTACATAATTTGCCAGAGAACTAGGTGACAGTTAGGACACATGATATACCTACCGCCCTGTCCTGCCCGTGTGTAACGATCAACATTTCTAAGATTATCTGGATTGCGGCTGCGCTTCAGCCTCCATTCCATTTGAGTGTGAAATGAAACGCCCAGTATATTAAACAGCCACCCAAAAGATATTAACAACTTCAAGATTATCAAATTCTTTAGTGGTTTCATGTTCTTCATCCTTATATTATACCATACTATTTTGAACTATGCAACTATAATTGCAACTACAATATGTAATATAAATATGTATAGTATTATTGACATTTATCCAGCCCTTCCCCGCACTTTTCTGGCTCAAGGTCTTTGATGTAATTCTTGTATGATGCCTGTCGCTCACCAACATTCCAGTACCATGATGGCATGGTGTCATACCTACATTCCATATACTGTTCCCACTCATGGGAGGACATCCACTCACCGGGGCGTTTCATATCATACCTCTCTAATTTCTTTTATATTCATGGAAGATCGTTCCAATATTGAATATGCTGCTTCATCCAGAACTTCATGTATCTCATCACCTGACATCCCATCCTCTTCTACTTCTAGTCTCACGGTAAACACTGACCGACCGGGCTGCAACGCAAGGTTGTACCGATAACTTTTACCCCATCGGAAAATCACATCTACTTCGTAGGCTTTAATTGTCATCTCTCATCTCCTTTGTATAGATACCTGTGTCTGAATACCATGTACCAACATCACGTTTTGCTGTACCGTCTGGGTTGTATGCCATGCCCACACATACAGGTATCATCCTACCTTCTTGGT